GAGTATCCTTTATTTTAAAACTTTCATCTTCTGTCTGAATTGCATCCATACATTGAATAACCATAGAAAAAGTTTGTTCTACTTTACTAGATGGATCAAGGAGATCTTTGTCCTTTGTAACATCCATATATGACGGATATTTCATTTTTAACGAAACTTCATCAGTTAATCTAATTTTGAAATTTGGAGTATCTGTAGATTTTAAGACGTCAATATTATCTAGATTTACAACGATTTCATTTTCATGATTACACTCTGAACATTTAATTAGAAGTGGAGCTTTTTCTCCGACCGATTTAGATCTGATTTTCATGAATAGAAATTCAATGTCAAATGTAGTAAGTGTATTTACATTGATATTTTCTGGTATACACGAAAGAACTGTTGAAGAAATTGCATTAAAAATTTGATCAGTGTCTTGAGATTCCATCGCTATTAAAAGAATTTTTTCTTCTTTTACCAGATATGGTCTAAAAGAAACTTTTTCTCCAGTCGATGGAATGATTGTATTATATTGTGGTTTGTCATTCAGAATAGGTAAAGTCATAATTATCCTCAGAATTTATTTTAGAAGAATTTTTTCTAAAAACTTTTGTGCCTCTGTAGAAACAGCGTCAGTTATTACATCATTTCTTTTCCATTTAGAATATGATAGCGTGACGTTAATATCAACAGCAGACGAATTATCATTTGAAAAGTCAATATTTAAAAGCTGCGTAGGAAAAGCTTTTTCAAGATCAACTGAATATACTACTCTATGGTATTTATCCAACTGTTGAATAGTTACAGTTTTAGCATATTCGTTTTTATATCGAACTTCGTTTGTATTAGGATTTAATGCGTATGATTGCCAGTTTTCAAAATATTTACGAGCAATATAATCATTCAATCCAAGAAAAGTCATGGATACATCTTCGACTGCATATCCATAAGCAATTTTTTGAGAAACAACACCAACAGTTCTATTTACTGTAGTCAATTGTTTGCCTGGAAGCGTTACGTTCTTACAGAGAATATTCAGAGATTGTGGATAAGTTACATCCACCCCAGTCAAATTAATATAAAGTTCAGGAATTACTGGAAGAATAACTCTATAGAGATTACCCTTTGCAAAACCTCCTCCTCTGGAAACTTCACCTTTTAATTGATCTATGCTGTAGGTCATAGAGGTTTTTCCTTACATTTGTCACCATGCCATCTATTATAGTTACCTTTATCAAAGTTGTTTCCACAGTATTTGCAATAGTGATCTTTGGCTACAGATTTTCCTTTATTCCAAGCTTTTTGAACATTAGTTTTTCCTTTATTCCATGGAATATTACCCTCTAAAGATTCAGAAATTGACTTTTTATGTTCTATGCTTTTAGAAACCCCAGTTAAAGCTTTTGAAACATTTTTAGCATGATTTTTTGACTTCTTATGGCCTTTACTAGATTCTGAAATCTTACGTTTGTGTTCTTCACTTAGAGGTGCACACTTTAAATCTTTATTCCAGGGAATTTTACCTTTGTTGGCTCTACTTATTTTTGGTCCGCGAAGTTTTGCTAATTCAAGAAGAATCTCATCTTTTCCAATAAGACCAGCAAGACCTTTCCACGCTAACTTATCTTCAATCCTGCCGTACTTTTCGTACAGTTTTCGATGGGCTTCAGCATGTTCTTCTATGGTAAGTTCAATTATATTAGAAGGATCATCAGAACCTCCCATATGTCGTGGAATAATATGGTGCTTATGTTTAATCATTTAATAAGTTCTCTAGAAAATTTATAAACTTCTCTAGCACTTTTCTTTTCCCAACTAGCCGTGGGCAAGAAGGTGGCTATTTCCCAATCAGAAGAAGGAACCAACGCAAACCTTGATCTAACATGTTTGGTCAGATAGTGTTTAAAACATGGCTTGAATTCTTTGTATTTTGTAGCACCTTTCAATAGACCATAAGACAATTCAAATTTGGTAGAATCATCGTATTTGCTATTGTTTGTAATCCCCATCAATTCATCTAGAAATTTGGCTCTGATGAGAGGTGGGAGATAGTGAAGATTCAAGGCATGGAATCCGCCAGGTGCTGGCCCTACGATAATTCCAAGAGGAAATGAGTCATAGTAAGGTAGAGTCTTTTTGTGTTTTGGGTCATAGAACCAAAAATACATGCGACCTACAGCCTGACGATTTCTTAGATCAACTCTATCATCTTTCATGATATTACTTCTATTCAATCGGCGAATATCATGGGCTCTTTGTCTGAACCATGTTATGGATTCTTGGGAACGTGGGGTGATCCCATTACGAAAAGCTTCGGCTTCAAGAGTTTGAAACAGATTCTTTGTCTTCAGATTAACTGGTTTATTTGCGGGTTTCTTAGCCATTTGTACTATTTATTCGATTTTTACGTAAAAACTGTTTACTATTGATTTGAAATAATTTATATTAGTTATAGGAAATGGAAAAGGAATACTAAAATGGGTGTAATTCATCATTCAACTCTGATCGTAGCTTCTAGTTTGCCTGATCGACTAGAAAAAGCACATGAATACGCGACGAAACTGTTGCCAGGTTTGGTAACTCCAGTTATTCCATACACTGTAAACGGCGGCGGATCTTTCGCTGTTATGGTAGACGGATCCAAAGAAGGCTGGCCTGAAAGTGATAGTCGTGATCACTTTCAAAAAGTACTTATCAACTGGATGAAAGATGAATTTGGTGGCGATGATCTCGACGGTGATCGTTGGAACTATCTTGAAATTGCCGAAGTAAAATTCGGTGAAGATCGTCCAGAGACTATTGAAATCCATAAATAGGAGGAAAGATTATGGAACAAAAACTTCATACTACAATCTATGTATTCGCGTCAATCATAGTAGTACAAGTCTTTTTTATTTTTCTTTTGTTTCTGGAAACACGACAAATTGAACGAAACAATTTACTCACGATGTCTGTCATAGAATGTATTAGCGAAAATACACACCCCAATAATTTTGGGCTCTGTGTTATTGACAAAAGGTTTGGAGATGAATAATGATTTATGAGTTTATATTTCAGTTTTTCCCAACTTATTCGCCTATTCTTGTGACGATTGTTGCAATGCTTATTCCAGGATTTATACTGTGTATTTCGTATTATAAGGTATTCACATGTAAAAATAGGATTGCTATAGCAATATTTGGAATAATTGCTATAGCTTCATTTATTTTTTGTTTAGGGTTTCCAATAAGAGGGCTTCAACTTTATACTGATAAATATGAGAAATGTATGGACTTTCCAGAATATTCTTATGTTTATGGAGAACTAAGAGAAGTTTATAACGTTCTTTGTTCATCACGCGTTCATATTGATGATGAGTGGGGACCCTGGGAATATCAATTTTCAACATTTAAAGACAATGTATTTCGTATAAATGGAGATTACACTAATGTCAATCCCTAAATTTGAAACTAATGAAGAAATCATTCGCTTTGTTACCCAAAAAATGAAAGAACAGGGTGTACAAAGTTTGAATGGTAGAATATGTGCGTATCGTGGTAAAGATGGTGCAAAAAGTGCTTTGGGACATCTAATTTCAGATGAAGATTATTCACCTAGGATGGAAGGTCTCTGCCCAACGCATGATTTAGATCATACAGACAAATATATACGCAAATTAAATAAATTGATTAATAAAACTTTAGTTGTTGATAGATATACTGTCCGTGTCCTAAGAAGTTTGCAACACTGTCATGACAGCACGGACAGTAAAAATTTCTTTAAAAATTTCATGAATAATATGAAGTTAGACGAGTTCCTACAAGACAATTATGGCGATACTATTTCTTCTTTATACCAGGAAATGGTTTAATTGTCTTTTTAGATTTAGGGAAAGGCTTCAAACTCTTCATCTTTTTCCTAGATTTAGGCATTATTCCGAGCTTCTCTAATTCATGCTCGGTCCAAACATAAAATTCCCATTTACGGTCAGCAGCATATTTTCTTGCTGCTGACCATTTATTTTGATTTTTGACATAAGTCATTGACTCATTCAAGAATTTCTGAGTTTTTCTTTTTGGTTTCTTTGGGGGTTCAGTTTCTTTATGAGGTTTAATCTCAATTAACCAAACTCTTCCATCATCCCATTTTATTTTAAGATCAACAAAATATCTATGTGCTTTCTTATCTATCTCATAGATGTATGGTACGACAACTTCCTCTGAGCTCCATCCAACGATTTTTTTGTTATTATCACACCACTTAAAGGCATGTCGTTCCCATAAAGAACGATAAATGATGTTGGTATGATCCCCTTTGTATTTGTTCTTGTTTTTAGGAGTGAATTTGCCTGAGTAGGCCATATAAATATCCTTAGATAACTTTAAATATTTATAGGATATCATGGTACAGAGATTTCAATTTCCTCTGA